ACGCAACTAACGCGCTTAGTAGTGCCATCTTGTCATCGCTATTCATTTGAATGATATTGGCCAGAGTGTCAAACTCTCTAATGGTGAATGTATCGGGACAGCTAAGCCGATTGTAGAACGTAGAGCGAGAAACGCCAATCTTCAAGGCAATATCATCAAACGAATAGCCGCTCTTGATGGAATAAATCTTTATTTCCTTACGCAAATCAAACTTTGACATTTCTGCGCCCTCCTTTCAACTAATTATGCGGCGGTTATCTCGGCGTAAATTGCCTTGAAACTATCTAGCGTGGTTTTCTTCTGATACAGTTCAGGAAGGAACTTGCGGGCGAAGTCAGAGCGGAAATGAATAAAGGCTTTCTGTTCGCCGTAAAGCTCGGCACAGGCGTTCAAATCATCCATAATCCATTTGGCTTCCTCGGCGTTTGCCTCATTCCTCATATAATACTGGACATATTCAATAGTAATCTTGACGAGGCTTTCAGGGCGAACGAGCTGAGTAGAATTCTTTTTCATTTTAGGTAATTCCTTTCAAAATAAATTTTTTGTTTTGTTGTCGTTCGGTTCGGAGTGGCCACCCTTTGTCCTCTTGACGATTTGAATTATAGCACCATCAAATGTGTTTGTAAAGTACAGATTTTTGGATTTTTAGACTAAAAAACCGAATTTTTAGACTATTGAAAGTTCATAAATTTATTACTTACCGCTCCCTATTTTGGGCGTCTATGCCCACATTTTCTCCTAAAAAGTTCAGGAAAATAGTCCCAATTTCGCGTTGGCCAAATCGAAGTTTGAGATTTTGAGAAATTCGCGCAAAACGGCCTTATTTTTGCCTCAAAAGTTCCGAAAATCGAAGTTCGTGTGTTCTAACTTGCGTTTTTTCCAGATATATACAAAAAAGAACGCCCCGAAGGGCGTCTTTCTTGCTTTATTTTTCCTCTGTCTCATCGTGCGCGGACTTGTTTTTTTCGGTTTGTGTCCCGAAGTAAAAACTGATTATCATAGTGAATATAGTGAGAAATTGTTCCGCGCTTATTGAGCCGATAATTGCCAGATAAGCAAACACCGCGCACAATATCAGAGTAATTATGCTCTTTACATTTATGAGCTTGGCTATTTTATTTTTCATTTGCTGCCATCTCCCTTATTTTCTAAAATTGTGATTCTTGTTTCGTGTTCATTGACTTCAGATTCCACGCGCTCAATGTTCGCGCCCTGTTTGTCCAGTGTCTTGTCAAGTCTGTTGATGCTATCTTGTAATTGGGTTAGTGCCTTTGTATTCGCTGCTATAATCTTACCAATTGTGATGATAAACCCAACTAACACAATTAGAGCGCTTAGATTTTGCCAATCCATAATCTCACCTCTTTATTTCGTTCTTTTCCAGACATAAACTGCGAGGTAAGGCGGCATATTGTTGTGGGCTTTCCCTTCACCGACGTCGCCTGTGTAAGAACCAACTGCCCAATAGGTGCTCTTGCTACCGACATTCGGATATCCAATCGGGGCATAATTATTTCCAGCACCTGCATTTGGATAAAAGATTCCGTGGTTGTGCGAAGGCATTTCTGAGTTTGTCAAGGTATGAGTTGCCTCGCCGCCAGTTGAACCGCCCGCATAAGTTGAGCCAGCCGCAAGAAGGAATTTGTCTTTGATTTGCTCCCAAGTGCCGCCGAATAAGGTGCTTGGATTTGTATTATTGACGGAAATATAAACCGAACCAACCGGATAGAGCAACGAAAAAATGTCTTTGCTATTCAGCTTGATTGAGTTTGCTGAAATGCTGTCCGCCGCAAGTGCGCCCGTTGCGGAAACTCCGCCGCTAACGCTCAAATCGCCTTTCACTGTCGTGCTGACATTGAAATTGAAATCGTCCTCGCTCCAATCGAAAATAGGCGTGGTTTTGCGGGTTTGCTCATTGCTTTCAACGGTAGATAACTTATCAATCGCGCGGGCTTGGAATGTGTAAGCGTTCAGATAATTCAGCCCCGAAATAGTGGCTGTGATATCGTATTTATTACCTGTTGCTGTGGCTGTCGCGCTTGTCCAGTTAGTATAGCTGCCGTCTTTTACCTTATAGCGATATTGAACGGTAAGTGTGTTGTTTGCCGCGCCAAAATTGCCATTCCAGTAGTTGCCGCTTATTTTCAGCGTCGCAACTCCCGATGTAGTCGCCGCGCTTGCGTTGAGCGTGCAAGTCAATTTGATATACTCAACTAAATCATAGGTGCGCGTTTGCTGTGTTGTAAAGCCGCGGCTGTCTGTCGCTTGCCAAACAACAGAACCACTCTCAACGCCGCTTATAGTGCCGGTTCCACTCGATATGGATTTACCGCCGCAAGAAACCATCTGCGCGGCAATCGACGCACTGTTCTTTGCTGTGGCTCCTGTGTTCACGCTTATATTACTGAAATACTTTACGAATTTCTGATTATTACCCGTCAAGGCCACAGTAGTCGCGTTAGTGTCTTTAGCGTTCCCATTTAGCATGGGCTTACATTGCGCCTCATCACAATTGACAGTGAAATTACAAGTTGTCGTGCCGATTGTGAGAGTGTCGTTATATGTGGTGCAAGTTATAACACCCTGCCCACTCTTTGCATTTGGTATTTGCGCATAGAATGTCGTAGGTATTGCCCAAGTCAAACTTGTTTCACTTGTCTTTGTGGCTATCGTTCCGGACAGCGCGCCGAATGTATATGTAAGCGTATGCGTGAAATAAGAACTAAGCCTGTTTATAGTAATGGTTGTGTTGCCGCCAATGTAAGCTGCCGCGCAATTTACCTCGCTTGGTGTGCTTGCTGTGCCGGTTTGAACTGTGGTGCTGTCCGTCCAAGTGGCTTTATATTTTCCTCCTACTTGCCCGTAGCCGCTCCAAGAAATAGTGATTTTCTTATCTATGCCGCGCCCATGCTGAACAACTATTGTTTTAGGTTCGCCGCCTGATATAGCATCTTGGCCAGGGTTTCTTGTTTGCCCATACCAAACACCATAGGTATCGGAACTTGTCGGGTTATCAGTAGCGCTAATAGTAAATACACCATCGGTTAGGTAATATTGGTTCACCATATAGTCCCACGCCATATCCCAACCAGAAATTGAAACGGTGGTTTGGTTTGTAGCTTCGTTATACGAAGTCGTGTATTTCAGCCAAACATAGTAATTATGATATTGGTTATATGAGCCTGTTGTTTTCCATTCAGCCATTTTCCTCCCTCCTTAGTTGCCTATCCAGAAGCAGCCGGTTCTGTCGCTGCCGTAGTCCTCAAAGCGGCTATTATTGCCGATTATCAAATAAGTTGTCGCGTGGAGGTTAGTAGCATTTACTCCGGTATTGTCAGCGGTTAGAACTTCCTCATTATTGCGGAAAATGCTCATTCCGTCCTCGTCAATGTTAGTGCTCATTTCGCTATCTGACTTACTGATAGTCAAGCCTTCATCATCGAATTTGAACCCTGTTGAAGTAATAACCTTGTCAGTGCCTTTTGCTATTTCGGTTGAAATGGCGAGATTGATTTCATCGCTCGTCATTGTGGCATCAACTTTTTTAGTAAGCGTTTCAAATTGCTCGGCGTTGCTTTGATTCTGTTGGTTTATGTTGTCCTGCAAATTGGCAAGGTTGTTTGTCAAATCTGTTTGGTTCTGAACAACGCTTGATACAGTAGCGGAAATTGAATTTTGCGTGAGTTGCAGCTGTGCTATCTTTTCGTTGTAGCCCTCCACAGAGGACGCAAGCAACGTAATTTCTTTATTTTGCTTATCAACGCGGGCATAGGTTTGCTTTATCACGTCGCCAATGCTTGTGGGATTGCTTTCGGTTTCCGCGCTGTTCTCGTCGTATTTCCAAAGTGTTTGTTCGGTGAGCGCGCCATCATATTTGAGAGTGTCATTCAGCACGAAAGAAGTAAGCGTCCCGTTATCCCTTGTCTCAATGTCGATTTTGTCGCCAATTTCAAGCGCAGGATTTCCTCGCCAAGAACAATCAAAAATATCAATCGTAATGTCGCCTATCGCGGTAATAGCGTTATGAACAAGGGTTCCAATGTCGTCCCGCAATTCCCAGAACGCATTATCCCGCACATATTGAGTTGAGCCTATTTGTGTAGTGCTTTCGCTCACATTATCGCCCAATTCATTCGCGCTACAAATTGTCTGAAGTCTGCGCCCTTCGCCGCTCTTGAGTGTGATGTATTTAGCTTTTGTGAGAGTTTCAACCGCAGCGCCGCTCTTGTCGAGCATCTTGAAGCATAGCTCATTGTTAGAGTTTATAAAATAAATGGTTTGTGTGGCCTCGGCTACATCGTCAAGCGCATCGCGCAAGGTTTCAGTTCCCTCAAAATTTGCGCCGTCCGCATAGCTCAATGTAAAGCCGTCAGCACCGCTAACAGTAATACCAAGCACAGCGCCAACAGCCTCGCAAAACTCCTTTATGGTGTAAGGCTTAGTAAGCGTCAATTCGCTAACTGTGTGTTCTGTGGCGCTATACAATGCGTCGTAAGCCGTTATAGAAAGCTCATTAGTGTTTTCGTCTCTGTGTGTTTCACTAACGTAAAATGTAGGATAGCCTGCGTATTCGATGGTTCCGTCATTTTCTTGGACGCCTATACCCATAACGATTGAGTTAGCGGTTGATACAGTCAGTGCGCGCTCCATATCAATCAAGTGCATATTCAATCTTTGGCAAATACCGAACCCGAAAAATTTACCGTCCTCGCCTACACGCTGAATGTCAAAACTGATTATCTTATCTGTTCCGGTATAAATAGCACTCAAGGCAGAGTTCTCATAAAACTCTGCCTTGGCTTTTATCTTGCGGACAGAAGAATAAATCGCTGAAGAAAAGACGTCTGTCATATTCAGCACTTTTTATCCCTCCTGTTTATAGTTCTGTGAATTTTAGTTTCATCGCTTTGTAAGATACGTTTGACGCCTGAATCGTATAATAATCAACATCACTTGACGGAATGATACAACTGACGCCGGTTTCCATCTGGTTCGTTTCCGGATTGCGGAAACTAACGCTCACACTAAACGCCTTTATAGCGCCAAGTAAAGACGCCATAACGGAAGAATTGAGAGGGATAATTTCAACCTCAATAACGCGTTTAGTATTGATGTAATCTACCACGGTATCACAATTCGCGTTTGTCTGTGCGGTATAGTTCGCGCTTGAGCTGATTGTCAGCCCACTCACATAGGCGCTGAAATCCGTATCTCCTATTTTGAAGTAGCTCATTTCAAACCCTCCTTACGCCAAATTGAGTCCCAAATTCCCCGTTTGACGGGTAAGGGCGTTTATGCTGTCAATGGTAGTTTCCGCGAAAGTCTTACCATCAACCTGTAAAACAATGCGGCTTCCGGTTCCCATTCGTGCGGACAACTTATCCGCTATCTTATTGAGCCATTCAGTGTTATTTTCAAGCGGAACAACAGCCTCAGCTCCTGCTTCGCCTATGCCCTGTAATCCGTTCCCGTAGCCGAAAATTGTGGGCTTATCGAAAACACCGCCCTTTGCGTTCCACGAAATCGAGAATTTAGGCACACTCGGCGGAGTTAGGCTAAACTTGCCGGTTATCGAGATATGGGGCATTTTGAGTTTAGGTAAGCTCCAGTTGAAATTGAAAAAGCTCTTGATTTTATCAATTATCTCTTTGACTTTATCCCTAGCCGCGCCCAGAATCTCGCCGAACTTGTCTCTAATGGCGCTCAGTTTTCCGCCTGTCAAACCATCTATGACGTTGAACATATCAGAGAAAACCGATTTCACGCCAGTGCTTATAGCGGCAACAGCGCCTTTGATACCGCCGCCAGCTTCGTCATAGGCGCTTTTCATTTCACTTAGTTTTCCTTTCGCATACTCTTTCGCGGCGCTCACAGCGTTATTCATAGTTTCTTTGATTTGGCTGAATTTCTCGCTAACCTTGGATTTGATATCATTTACCTTTTCGCTAATAGCGTCTTTCATCTTGCCAAACCACGCCTTGACGCTCTCAACGGCGCTTGAAACAGCATTTACAATAGCGTCCCACGCCTTTTTACAGGCTTCTTTGATTTCGTCCCAATGCTTGATACATACCACAATAATCGCAATGACTGCCGCAATAGCAGCCACGATAAGAATGTAAGGCGCTAACGCTATCATTGTAGCAGCTGCGTTAGCAATCCACGCCGTTGTCGAGGCAACCAACCCAGCAATAAGGGCGGGTATTTGTGCTATCAATCCAGCGTGTGCGATATTATAAGCGGCGACAGCCACAACAATAATTCCTATGGCAACAGCCACAGCCGTCAATATACCGGATATCACACCCCAGTTATCAATTATGTATGTCGCTACATTTTCAATGGCATTGATTATATTGTGGAGGACTTCGATAACTATCGGCGCGATAGCATTAGCAAATTGTTCTATGTAAGGCGCTACTTTTTCTAACCCCTCAGACGCTAAATTTATTAGCGCCGTAATCAACGGGGAAATTGCTTCAGCTATCCCAGCTAAAGCTGCCCTAAAACGCTCATTAGCCTCGTTGTATGCTAACAGCTTTGCGGCGTTTTCCTCATAGGCGGCAGCGGAGTCCTTATATTGAGAATTTAGAGTTTCCGTTATAAGTTGTTGACGCTCCTGTTCAGAATTACACGCGGCAAGTTGTTCGTTGAACTCGTCCTCATTTATGCCCGCCCAATTCAACGCGTCAGCAAGAACGCCCACAACCTTACCCGTTTTAGCGGTTTCATTAGCGGCCTCTGTCAAGCCCTCAATAGGTAAGCTATCACCGAATGTCGCATATACGCCTTCACAAATAGTCGTCCATTGGGCTAATTCCTGTTCAGTATTGCACAGCAAAGACAAATGGTTCGCCGCTTCGACAGCTTGCGCACTGTCGCCTAAAACTCTTTGCAAGCCTTGATATGTATTTGTTGCGGCTTCAGCACTAAAACCGGCTTGTTCAAATGCCGTTGATAATTTGGCTTGTCCGGCTCTATATTCCTCGGTAGATTTTACAAGAGCAATACCGGCAACAGTAGCCGCCGCAACTGCTTTTATAAACTTCTTTATGGCACCTACAAGAGCCTCACCGAACTTCTTAGCCGTCTTTATAATGCCGCCGCCCATTTTCTTTATGTTGTCCTTTGCGTTGGAACTCGCGTTTTTTACTTGCTCTTTGAAAGATTTCACCGAATTTTTAGCTTCATTCATTGCCTTTTTCAAAGGTGCGGTTTCCGCGCGAATTATTACTTTTAGTTCCTCATTCAAACTTGCTCCCTCCTTTCCCGAAATTTTTTATTGAAAGCATCGGCAAATTGTTTGAACCGTAATGCGGATAATTCATCTTGTTTCTCTTGCCGCTGTTCTTCGATTTCCTTTTTATCGAAAAACGCGGGATATGCTTTTTCTATCGGCGGCATTGATACCGATTTACTATAAATGCGGC